CATGCCGGTAAAGACGAAAGCCGGGGTATGCGCGGCAGCAGCGCCCTCCTGGGTGCCGTCGATGCGGAACTGGAATGCATCAAAGTGTCGTCGGACCAAAGCCCTGACCGTATCGGCAAGCTGACCGTCACGAAACAAAAAGACGGGGAAGACGGATTGCTCTTCGGCTACAAAATGGAAGCCGTCGCCCTGTCCGACATCGACCCCGCTCTGTCGTCGCTGGCCGTTCAGCCCCTCGATGAAGACGGCTTAGAAGGAGCCGGGATCGTCCTTAAAACGGGTAAGGGCAAGCGCGCCCCAAAGCCGTCTCTCCATGCCGCACGAGCCTTCGAAATCCTCAAAGACAGCCTCTCGGAAAGCGGACAATTTGGCGTTGTCCCAGACTTGTCCCGCAGCGTGAAGGTCGTCCGAAAGGCTGTCTGGAGGGAAAAATTCGTCAGCGAGTGCTCTTTAGAGCGTGGGTCTGCCCTGAAGGCGTTCAATCGAGCAAATCAGACGCTTTGGGAGAATCGGACAGTCTCAGCAAGTGGTGAATTTGTTTGGATTTCAGTTGGTTATGATGATTCGGACAAATAGCGGATGGGTTATTTGTCCGTCATCTGTCTGTTTCGGACATTTAATCGACAGACTTACCAAATCGGACAGACAGACAACAACACTATAGGTGTTGTCTGTCCGTCCGATGGAAATGTCCGCGAAGGCGTCCGATCTGTCTGAGGAGTACGAAGGGAAGATGCAGACCTACTTTTTGCCCGATGTGTCCGGAGCGTCCGGGGCGGTCGTTGTGTCCGGAGCGGCTGCCGGGGGCGAGGGGGGCGCAGGAGCCTGCGTGTCGTGCTGGGTCAGCACGAGTCCGACAAGCGCGACGGTCGCAAGGGCTAGCGGTCGGTCGTCCCCTTGGCGCGCGTCGCACCAGCGGCGCACGGTGCGGGGATTTACGCCAGCAAGCCGCGCAAGCTGCTGCTGGGAAATATTCCGGCACGCCAAAGCGACACGAAGCTGGGACGGGGTTCTAGGCCAGTCGGGAGGAAGCGGCATCACTCAGCCTCCCGCCCATAGGCCCAGGACGATGCAAAATGCCGCGAACGCGACAGCGGCAATGAGATCGAGGGTAGCGCGCAAGATTTCCATGGATTTTGACTCTCAGGTGAGGAAGGGGATTTAGGATATGGCTAGAAAGGCTCAGGACGGTTCAGGACGGCAGGAAGTGGTGAGGCCGGTATATGTAGACCCCGATAATCTTTCTGCCGTCACTGAGGCTCTAAAACCGCTAGATCGCGTGGCGGTCGAAATGGAGGCAAAATGGGGAGCGGGGCGGCTCCCGCGCCTTGTGACGACAGAAACCGCCGCTCGCTTTGGCATGGCTCAGGCAAAGCTTAACGCGGCAATCCGTGCGAATGAGCCGGAGGAAGTAGCCAAGCGCGCCGCTGTCATGATCCGTGGCTGGCAAGCCTTGGACGTTGAAGCGTCGCAAGTCGGGGCTGAAGCTCTCCCGCTGCGCACCATAGGGATCAAGCACGAGGGGATCGGTTACGAAATTGTTTACGACAGGGGCGACGTGCATAAGGTCGCAAGCTTGTCCGATACGCCGGAAAGGGTTCTGACTATCCATGAGCTTCTCACGGCATGGGTGGCGGTACGGAACCGCATAAATGGAATCGGTGACGCAAAGCGCGCTTTTCCCGGAGCGGAAATCACGCGCCTTGCATTAGGTGGCAGGGGGGATGAGGTGCCGTTTTAAAAAACCGGCACACCTCTGTAATAATACTGATCCACGTCTTTACCTGCCGGCACATCGCCAGGCTTCAAAACATACAGGGAGCATCCGCGCGGATCGCCCTGCACATAAAATTGCAAATCAGGATGGCGCGCCATGATCGCCGCAAGCCTTTTCAGCGCGCCGCGCTCACGATCCGCCGCGCGATAAAGCTTGCGACCGTCGAATGTGGAATGCCAGTAAGGCACTCCATCGCCACGTTCTCCATCGCGTTGAATGGCGCCGTTGCACTCGTGCTCATACCAGCGCCGGAGTGTCATTGAAATTCGGCGCAATGCTTTTGCCTCATTTGCGCAAAAACCATACGCCATGATCATATCCAGGTTATTAACATTGCGTGCCATCTGTTTAGCCTTTCGTATTGCGCCGTGTGTGGCGACTAGGTGAGATTTATATTTAGAAAACCCTAACTGATGCACTAAGACGTTGCGTTGAACCATATGCCGTTTCGTTGCAAACATCATTAAATTGAACAGAAGTGCTTTTTTCTTGCGCGCTAGTTAATGCTTTCTCAATGGCGTCAATGTCGGCATTGGCGACACTCTCACGGGCCTTGCGCTGCTCCTCAGTTAATGCCCATACAGGCGCGTTATACATGCGTTGATTGCTTGAACGCATCGGCATAATTACTCCGAATGATTCAATGCCAGTGTCGAGCGGCCCGAATGAAACGAAAGCAGGGTTCCCGCCATTGTGCGCGATAACAGGCTCAGATTGACCGCCCATTGCTTTGATCGCGTCCTTAAAGCTTGCGATGTAGTCCGCGTTGTAAGCTGCGTATTCGCGATTTTGTTCGCGCGGCATAACGCGACGCCAATCAGGGAATGTTCCTGCAATCTCACCTTCAGCATATTGCGTGCCGCAATAAGTAATCCGTATCATGCGAGCGCCGTTAATCGTTTCTAGTGTTATTTCCGCTGTATCAATCCTTTTGTTTACTTTAATCATTTTAATGAGTGTTGATGGGATGATAACAGGCTCGAAGCGCGATGGAGCGTTTCCATCGTCCCACATGTGACGCGTGGCGATAAGCCTATGTCCGTCCGTTGCAGTGTAGACAAGGCCGTCCTTATCGTGTTGCAAGCAAACGCCCTTAAGATAATAGCGCGTTTCTTCTTTGCTTGCGGCGATGGCTGTTCCTTTGAGAGCGCGTATATCGATTGTGAACGTGGTCATTTGTTTTAGCCTTTCAGTGTTGCGCCGTGTGTGGCGTGCTTATGTATATAGGGCAATCTGCCCTAATTTTATAATCGTTTGTTCCTATGAATTGGCGTGGATTGATAGGTGGAATTGCGATTTACCGATTAACTGAATTTAGGTTAATCTGATGTCTCAGATTTTTGTGAATGTTCACTAGCTTATGAGCCTGAGCATGGAAGCCGTTCCGGCATCTGTTGTAAGAGATAGCAAGGGGCGCGTGGTAAAGGGGTCGACGCTGAACGCTGGCGGTTACACGACCCGTGAAGCGCGCATGCTTCGTGATCTGCGAGCACTAGGTCCGCGCGCCATTGCCAAGCTTGGCAAGCTGTTAGACGACCCTAATTCCGCCGTCGCGCTAGGCGCTGCCAGGGAAATCTTGGACCGGAACCTAGGCAAAGTGAAGCAACAGGTAACTGTTGACGTCACAAGCACGCATGTTCTGCACTTGCAAGCGCTTGAGGAACTAGCAGCACGCAAGAAACAGCAACTCATAGAAGCGCAAGCTATTGATATTACTGAACATGCAACACTAGATAGAATAGTGTCGCATGATGAATTGCCAGTGATTGACGCAAGCGCGCAAGCGGCAGCGGACGACCCGACAGCAGACCCCCCCGGCCCCGCCCCCCTGCCGGGGGCGGATGCAAATGCACCCACCCCACCCTATACCCACGAAAAATAGCCAACCCCACCCCCCTCACCCCCCAACGCGCGCAATCTCCGTATGGCTCAAAAAAACACATTCATTGAGTTCATAGAGCTATACGGGGACGACCCTGTTGGCTTCGTACGGAACGTGCTGGGGGCGGAGCCGCAGCCGTGGCAAGAGGAGTTCCTTCGCAAGATCGCGAAGGGGGAGCGGCGGATCAGCGTCCGCGCGGGACATGGTGTCGGGAAGAGTACGGCGTGCAGTTGGGCCTTGATCTGGCACATGAGCTGCCGTTATCCACAGAAATCTATCGTAACGGCACCTACGGCGAGTCAGCTTTTTGACGCACTTTTTGCGGAGTTGAAGTCGTGGCTGAACAAGTTGCCGCCTGTGCTGAAGGAGAGTTTTGAGGTTTTCAGCGACAAGATCACGTTCAAGGCCGCGCCTGAGAGTAGCTTCATTAGCGCGAGGACGAGCAGCGCGGAGAGGCCGGAAGCGTTAGCGGGCGTTCACTCTGAGCATGTGCTTCTGGTTGTGGACGAGGCGAGTGCGGTTCCGGAGCCGGTGTTTGAGGCTGCGGCGGGTTCGATGTCGGGTCATAGCGCGACAACGATCATGATCAGCAACCCGACGCGGAACAGCGGTCTTTTTTATAAAACGCATCATGAGTTGGCGTCTGACTGGAATCGGATGCATGTGAGTTGCTTGAACAATCCGTTGGTTGCGGAGGATTTCGTTGCGCAGATCAAGGCGACGTATGGCGAGGACAGCAACGCGTATCGCATACGAGTGCTTGGCGAGTTTGCGCTAGGCGATGACGATACTTTGATCCCGGCAGATTTGGTGGATGGCGCGATGGTCCGCGACATAACGGTGAGTGCTGCGGAGCCGATGATTTATGGCGTTGACGTTGCGCGGTATGGGACGGACAGGACGGCGCTGTGCAAGCGGCGTGGGAATGTTGTGATTGAGATCAAGTCCTGGGGCGGCTTGGACCTGATGCAGACGGTTGGCGTGATTGTGAATGAAGCGAAGATGGATGGGCCTGAAGAGATTTGCGTTGATACGATTGGTTTGGGGGGTGGAGTTGCGGATCGTTTGCGGGAGCAGGGTTTTAATGTCCGCGACGTGAATGTGAGCGAGTCGTCTGCGATGAACCCGAATGCGAACAGGTTGAGGGACGAGTTGTGGATGGCGGTGAAGGATTGGTTAGCGACACGGGCTGCGAAGCTGCCGAAGGACGATCAGTTACGGCATGAATTGGTTGCGCCGCGTTATTCGTTTCAGAGCAACGGCAAGCTGGTTGTGGAATCGAAGGATTCGATGCGGAAGAGGCGCATGAGATCGCCAGACTTGGCGGATGCCTTGTGCCTGACTTTTGCGGGTAATGCTGCTATGGTTGGTGGGCGTGCTTTGGCGTGGAAGCCGGGCAAGCCTTTGTCACGTTCGATACGTGGGGTGGTGTGATGGCGAAGTCGCCTGCATGGACGCGCAAGGCTGGTCAGAACCCGAAAGGTGGTCTGAATGCTGCGGGTCGTGCGTCTTACAAGGCAGCGACGGGCGGGACTTTGAAGCCACCTGTGAAGTCTGGCGATAATCCGCGGCGTGCATCGTTTTTGGCGCGAATGGCTGGAATGCCTGGGCCTGAGCGGGATGAGAAGGGTAAGCCAACGCGGCTTCTTTTGTCTTTGCAGGCGTGGGGTGCGAGTTCGAAGGCTGACGCGAAGAAGAAGGCCGCGGCTATTTCTGCGCGCAACAAGGGCAAGAAGTAAGGAGATATGACATGAGCAGCTTTATGGCGAATGGGCGAGTCTGGGGTGATGCGGAAGCGATTACGAAGTCTGATACGGCCAACAATTCTTACTCTGCCATTTATGTTGGTGGCACTGGCGCAGTGGCTGTTGTGACTGAGGCTGGTACGACGGTGACGTTCAGCGCCGTTCCTGTTGGCACTGTCATTCCGATCCGCACGCAGAAGGTTTTGGCTGCAACGACGGCGACTTTGCTTGTTGGATTTAAGTAACCTTGGTGGGGTTAGATGATCCTGACTGATCTGGGTGTTGCATATACAAGGCTGGAATTACCTGCGTTGACGCAATACCGGCCTTGCAACCCGTCCGTGGTTTCTACGGGCGGGTTTTACTTTGCGACGGTGCGTGGCTGCAATTACGATTTGAAGAGGGGCTATCATTTTACGATTGGCTCTTCCCCTTCGCGCACGCCCGATAGCCAAAACTATTTTGTGAAGGTGAATAAAAGATTTGAGATTGAGTCGTATTGGTTTCTGGAGGATCGTCATCTTCGTTCTGATGTCAGATGCCTTGATGGAATCGAGGATTTACGTTTGTTTGAATATCGCGGTGGCTTGTATGTTCTGGGTAGTGCGTTGAATTATTTGCCTAAGCCGAAGAATACAATGGTTTTGTGCCGCCTGGATGACGGCGTTTTGCGTGATCCTGTGTTTATCAAATCTCCTTTAGGTATTCCTGTCGAGAAGAATTGGATGCCTCTTGTGAGGGGGAATGATCTATATTTTGTTTACTATGTAAATCCGTTTCAGATGTATCGTTTTGACGGTGCTGGTCTTGTGAAGGTGCCGTTTCGTGTCAATGAGCAGGATTGGCCTCCGAATCTGTCGGGTTCTTCGTGTGTAATGCCGTATGGAGATGGGTATCTTGCTGTGGTTCATCGCAAGACGCAGGATCATAGAACTCGTGAATATTTTTATCGTCATCATCTTGTGGAGTTTGATGCTGACATGCGCCCTGTTCGTTTGGGGCGGCGGTTTTCTTTTGAGAATGACCATATCGAGTTCTGTGCAGGACTTGCTTTCGATGGGGATGATGTCGTTTTCAGCTATGGACTTCTGGATCAGAAAGCAGTGATGCTTCGGTTGTCTAAAGATGACTTGAGGAGGTTGTTTTGAATCTTTCGATCTGCATACCTGCGCGCGAGACTGTTCACTCTTCCTTTGCGTATGACCTGTGCCTTCTTTCGACCTATTGGTATGGGAATGCGCCTGTGGGTTCTTCGATCAATGTGCATTTGGTGAATGGGACGTTGATTGCGGACCAGCGGCAGAAGCTGGCGACGATGGCATTGCAGCACAATGCGGACTATGCGCTGTTTCTGGACAGCGACATGAGGTTCCCGCGTGATCTGGTGCAGCGTCTTGTGGCGCATGGGAAGGACATTGTGGCTTGCAATTATTCGACGCGCCGGATGCCACCGAAGACGGTGGCGTGGTCTGATTTTGCCATGCAGGATTTTGTGACTTCCCATGACAGGTCTGGGATGGAGGAGGTTGACGCGGTTGGAATGGGCGCGATGTTGGTGAAGACGGAGGTTTTCCGGCGTTTGCCCCAGCCTTGGTTCCAGGTTGTTTACTCCAAGGCGGCGCGGGCGTTCATCGGGGAGGACATCTATTTCTGCCAGTTAGCGAAGGGGCATGGCTTCAAGGTTTATGTTGACCATGACGCGAGCAAGCTGGTTCGTCACATCGGGTCTTTTGAGTTCAGCCACGATCATGTGGCTGCATGTGCGGAGAAGGACGATGAAGGGTCAGAAAAAGGTTCAGAAAGTGATGAAGGAATACAAGAGCGGGTCGCTTCATAGCGGCAAGGGCGGTCCTGTGGTAAAGTCTCGCAAGCAGGCGGTCGCCATAGCCCTGTCCGAAGCCGGGATGGCGAAGAAGAAAAAAGGACGTTGAGACATGGCCCGAGGCTATAATCCTGATCTGATTCCGCAGAGCGCGGAAGGGACCAACAATATTGGATACAACCCTGAGACGGGTTTTGCCTTGGGCCACAACGACCGGGCGTATGGCTCTGGCGACGACATGGAGACGGGCTACGAAGGCCCTGAGCAGCTTGAACCGATGTCGGACGAGGAATTTCGTTACGTCGTCTTTCAGGCAATCGAGGATGCCGGTACGTATATCGACAGCTATCTTGCGCCTGAGCGCGAGCGCGCGATGTCGTATTATCTGGGGAATAATTTTGGGAACGAGGAAGACGGTCGTTCTCAGGTTGTTCTGACGGAGGTCCGCGATACGGTTCTGGCGATGCTGCCGTCTTTGCTGCGGATTTTCACGGGCGGCGACAAGATACTGGAGTTTGTGCCGACTGGCGCAGAGGACGTGGCGGTTGCCGAACAGGCGACCGATCTGGTGAATTATATCTTCTACCAGGAGAATCCCGGTTTTCGCATTTTGCATGATGCGATGAAGGACGCTCTGATCCTGAAGACAGGCATTCTGACTTGGTACAAGTACGATGACGAGAGCGTTGAGTATTATTCGTACTCCGGTCTTCTGCCTGAAGAAGTGAACATGATCCTGTCTGAGCCTGACGTTCAGATGGAGAGCATGACGGAAGAACAGAACCTTGATACGGGCGAGATTCGGATTTCTCTTTCAATCAAGAAGGTTTCGAGGACGCCGAAGTATCGGATTGAGGCGATTCCCCCTGAGCAGTTTCTGATTGAGAACGAGGCTACGTCGATTGACGATGCTTTGTATGTCGGTCGCAGGAAGCTGGCGACGATTTCAGAGCTTGTCGCGATGGGTTATCCCCGCGACGTGATTGAGATGAACGCTGGGACGGGTGGGTTTGAGATGAACCAGGAAGTGATTGTCCGCAATCCTGCGGATCAGTCATTTTTTGGTATCACGAATCAGAACGACGAATCGACCGACAAGGTGTTTTATGTCGAGTCCTATATCCGCGTAGATAAGGACGGCGATGGGATAGCTGAACTACATAAGGTATGTAGCGTCGGTAATGGCGGCTATATCCTGCATCAAGAGGTTGTTCAGCAGGCTCCGTTTGCTTTGCTTGAGCCTGATCCTACGCCTCATACGATCTTCGGTAAGTCGATTGCAGATCAGACGATGGATTTGCAGTTGATCAAGTCTTCCATCATGCGCAACACGCTTGATAGCTTGGCGCAGTCGATTCATCCTCGCACTGTCATTGTTGAAGGTCAGGTCAACATAGATGACGTGATGAACGTCGAAACGGGGGCTGTGATTCGTGCGCGTGCGCCTGGAATGGTGCAGCCTCTTTCTGAGCCTTTTGTTGGGCAGCAAGCTTTGGGAGTGATGGGGTATCTGGATGAGATCAAGACGCAGCGGACAGGTATTTCCCGCGCTTCTCAGGGTCTTGATGCCGAAGCACTTCAATCCACGACGCGGGCTGCTGTTCAAGCGCAGCTATCGTCGTCCCAAGAGCGAATTGAGATGATTGCACGCTTGTTCTCGGATGGGATCAAGCGGTGCTTCCAGGGCGTGTTGCAGATGGTGACGCAACATCAGGACAAGCCAAAGATCATCCGTCTGCGCAATAAGTTCGTTCCGATTGATCCTCGCGGTTGGAATACCAAGATGGACATGATCGTGAACATCGCTTTGGGGCGTGGTTCTGACGAGCAGCGTATGGTGTTCTTGCAGTCCATTCTTGGTCAACAGAAGGAAATCATCGCCAACTTTGGACCGTCTAATCCTCTTGTGTCTCTGGAGCAGTACCGCGATACATTGGCGGAAATTACGAAACTCTCTGGGTACATGGACCCTGCGAAGTTCTGGAAGGAAGTTAACCCGCAAGAGGTTGACGCTTTCATGCAGGCACAGGCGGCTGGTCAGAACAAGCCTGATCCGGCGACTATGCTGGCACAGGTTGAGGCCGAGAAGATCAAGGCTGACATCATCATCAGCGCAGCGAAGCAGGAATTGGAACGTCAGAAAGCGGCGGCACAGGCGGATATCGAGCGCGATAAGTTGTTTGTAGACGCCATGCTACGGGCTGCTGAGATTGAGGCGAAGTACAATACGCAGGTAGACATGGCACTCATCAAGGGCGAGGTGGATCGTCAGCGCGCAGAGATATCGCAGATGTTCAAGACGGCTCAGGCTCCTGCACCTTCTGACTTTGGAGTGATCCAGTGATCGAACAAGAAGAACTCTGGCGTGCTGCAAAATCGCTTGATGGCGACAGGGCTTTGGACGAGGTGTTTCGTCGCCTTGAGGCACGCTGGATTGATGTCTGGAAGGGTTCTGCTCCTGAGAATGAGCAAAAACGAATGGAGGCGTATTATATGGTACGTTCCATAGCCGCATTTCGATCTGAGCTAACTGCCCTGGCGGCGGAGCCGGATGTCTTGCGGTTCAACCGGCGCTTGAGAAAAGCGTAACAACGGAGTATACACTTGTCTAATACCGAACAATCGCAGCCTAGCGAACTCGGTCTAGCAGATGCCGCTGCTCGAATGGCTTCTCTGATGGACGGCCCGCCGCAACCTCAAGAGAATACCAAAGCAGAGGCTCCTGCCGCAGTCGAAGAGACTGAGGCGACAGATGACTCGTCTTATGACGCGCCACCTGAGTCGGACGAGGCAGCCTATGAGGCTTCTGACGAAGGGGGCGAAGAAGAGTCTTCTGGTTCTGAGGATGATGCTTCGTCTGAGGGACTTTCGGATGATGCTCTCGTCACCGTCGTTATCGACGGCAAGACGCAGCAGGTCACACTGAAGGAAGCCAGAGAGGGGTATCAGCGTCAGGCGGATTACCAGCGCAAGACTCAAGCTGTTGCAGAGCAGCGGCGCGAGGCAGAAGCGTTACGTCAGGCGGCGGAGGCTGAGAAGAACTCCTATGCAGAGGCTGTCAGCGCGCTTCGTGCGGAGATGGAAAGGTATCTTCCGCAGGAACCGAATTGGGAAAAGCTGCACCAGGACGATCCGATCAACTTCCCGATCATTGAGAAGCAATGGCGTGATTACAAGGCCCAACTTGCGGCGGTTCAGCAACAAGAGGCAGTAATCAAGGCCCAGCAGGCTCGTGAACAGCAGGACAGGCTTAGGCAGATTGTCGAGGAAGGACGAAAGTACATTATCGACAAGGTTCCTGAGTGGAAGGATGAAGCGAAGTGGGGCGAAGCGCAGAAGCGTCTTCGCGAATACGGCAAGACGGTTGGCTACTCAGATGAAGAGTTAGCTGCTGCCACCGATCCACGAGCGATTCTGGTTCTGGAGAAAGCGCGTAAGTACGATTCTCTTCAGGCCAATCGGCCACAGCCTGTGAAGGCTGGCAGTCCGAAGCCGATGAGGACAGGAAACTTGGCGTCATCGCCTAGACAGACGACGGAAATTGCGAAGGTGAAACAACGTCTCAAATCCACCGGCAACGTCAACGACGCTGCTGCAATCTTCGCCATGATGGACAGGAAATAGAACATGACTGCTCTCTCCAAGGTTACGACCTACGACGCTCCGAACTCGATTCGGGAAGACCTCAGCAACATCATCTATGACATTTCTCCCGTTGATACGCCCTTTATGAGCAACATTGGGCGTGATACGTGTGAGAACACCTACTTCGAATGGCAGACGGACGTTCTCGCAGCGGCGGATACGACCAATGCCGTGATCGAAGGCGCGGATGCTGGCGATGCTGACTTTACGGCGACTGTGCGTGTTGCGAACTACACACAGATTAGCCGCAAGGTTATCTCCGTGTCTGGCACCGACGACGCAGTGAATAATGCCGGTATGCGCACGCAGATGGCTTACCAGACCGCGAAGGCGGCGAAGGAACTGAAGCGTGACATGGAAGCTATCCTGACGAGCAATCAGGCTGGCGTTGCTGGCAACAGCACCTCGACGGCTCGTAAGACCGCTGGCCTTCCGACTTGGCTTATCACCAACTCGCAGGCGAACGGTGCGACTGTTTCGGAAATGTCTGGTTCTAACGGAAACGGCTATCCCGACACGGCCTGGACATCGCTCTCGACCTCGACGGACGTTGCCCTGACGGAAACCATGCTCAAGACTGCTATTCAGCAGGTCTGGGAGCAGGGTGGCGATCCGTCGATCTTCATGGTCAACGCCTACAACAAGACTGTGGCTTCTGCGTTTGCTGGCCTTGCCGAACAGCGCATGAACTACAATCGCGTGCAGCCGATGAAGATTATTGCAACGGCTGACGTGTATCTCGGTGACTTTGGCGAAGTAGCTATCGTTCCGAACCGTTTCTCGCCGGGTAATTTCGCGTTCGTTCTCGATCCCGAATACGCTTCGGTTTCGTATCTGCGTCCGTTCCGCACGTTCGACATCGCCAAGACCGGCGACTCGGACAAGAAGGAAATGGTCGTTGAATATGGCCTGCGTATTAAGTCTGAGAAGGCGCACGCTGTTATCGCGAACCTCATCGCTTCGTGATTTTAGGAGGGCGGGGGAAACCCCGCCCTTTTTCTGGAGGTTCTAATGGCTGACGAATACGCACCGGGTTCATTTAATCTGGGGTACGACAGTGTAAGCGGGACGCTTACCAAGATGCATATTACGACAGATCAAAAATTGGTGTTTGAGGACATTGTTCAGATCGACAAGATTGCTGAACAGAACAAGGCTGCTAGGGATGCAATCAGCAACACGCAGCGCCTGCCTGATGGCATGGTGAGAGTGGCGTCTTTGCCTATGATGGTGTATCTTGAACTCCAGAAAAAAGGCATCCTGAAGGATCGGGCTGCTTTGAGGAAGTGGCTGAAATCAGAGGCTGCGGCTCCTTTTAGGACGCACAGGATCACAAGCTGATGGCGACGATTACAAATTATGCCACGCTTCAGAGCGCAATAGCCGATTATCTGAATCGGGCTGATCTCACGTCTCAAATTCCCATGTTCATTCAGTTTGTTGAGGCAGACTTGAACACGCGCCTGCGTTGCCGGGAAATGATTGTTCGTGCGACAACGACAAATGATGATGAATTTGTGCGTCTCCCCTTGGATTGGGTTGAGGCAATCAATCTTCAGATTGTCGGTGGAACGACGCCTTTGCGTTATGTCACTCTGGACGAGGCAGATCAGATCAAGAGCGCCCAGACTTATACGAATGTCGCGGCTTACTCCTTGATGAATGGTGCGATTGAACTTGTCCCTGCACCAGCAACAGATGTTGAGATCGAGATGGTCTACTACGGTAAGATCACTGCTCTTTCAGACAGCAATACAACGAATTGGTTGCTGACTAAGGCTCCTGACGTTTATCTGTATGGCGCTCTGACACATGCCGCGCCATTTCTCCTAGATGACCAGCGGATTCCGGTTTTCTCCAGCATGTATATGCAGAGATCGGAATCATTAAACAATGAGGCTCAAAAGTCGCTTCATAGCGGTTCTCCTTTGATCGCTCGTGCGCGACGTGTCTATGGTTAAGGGGATGATCCATGTCTAAATCGAATACCTTTGAAAATGATCTGCTGAAGCTGATCTTCAACGCAACAGCTATCGCCAACCTTGCGGATAATGCGGCTTCCTCGCCTTTGACCAATCTGTATGTGTCTTTGCATACGGCTGATCCTGGCGAGACGGGAAATCAGGCCACCAGCGAGGCGACATACACATCCTATGCGCGCGTAGCTGTAGCGAGAACATCGGGCGGCTGGACGGTGACGAATAACAGCGTCTCCCCTGTTGCAAATATCGACTTCCCCGCTGCTACGGGAGGAACCAACACGATTACTTATTTCGGGGTTGGGTCTGCGTCTTCTGGGAATGGCGTCTTGTATTATAGCGGCACTGTGACGCCCAACATATCTGTAACATCAGGTGTTACGCCACGTCTGACCACGGCTTCTACCATTACTGAGGACTAGTCCTCATGGCACATGTCACGGCTGATCGCGTCAGAGATACGTCTACGACGACAGGGACAGGCGCGTTTACCGTTTCTGGTTCTGCGCCTACGGGTTATCGTACTTTTTCAGCGGTCTGCTCTACGAGTGACACATTCTGGTACGCCATCGCGCATCAAAGTGCGGCGGAATGGGAAGTCGGGCTGGGCACTTACTCGTCTTCTAATACAGTCACCCGCACAACAGTTTTGAAGAGCAGCAACTCGAATAGCGCAGTCAGCTTCTCGGCCGGTACAAAAGACGTTTTTATCACTCTTGCCGCTGACAAGACGGTGCAGCAAGACAATAGTGGCAACGCTTCTGTCAGCGGTATTTTAAGCGATGTCGCAGGCAATCTTCGCGATGTTCCACAAAACGCGCAAACATCTGCTTATACTTTGGTAATTGGCGATAACGGTAAGCACGTTTCAATCACGACAGGTGGCGTTACTGTCCCTGCCAGCGTTTTTGCTGTTGGAGATACTGTAACGATTTATAATAACAGTGCGTCTTCTCAAACCATCACTCAAGGGTCTTCCGCCACACTCCGCCAAGCAGGCACTGCCAACACTGGTAATCGCACACTGGCCCAGCGTGGCCTTGCAACAATCTTGTGTGTGGCCTCAAACGAGTTTGTGATTACGGGCAGTGGGGTAACCTGATGTCTGTTGCAAATGTACTTCTTGGATACGAGCATCCCTTCATTGTTGCGACGGGCGGGACGGTTACGACAGCTGGCGATTTTACTGTCCACACGTTCACAGGTTCCGGCACTTTTACTGTAACGACAGCTCCTAGCGGTGCAACAGTTGAATACCTTGTCATAGCAGGCGGTGGTCCGGGCGGTGGCGGCTCTAACGGCGCGGGCATGGGCGGTGGCGGCGCGGGTGGCTATAAGACTGCTACTGGATACGCTGTTGTCACTGGGGACGCTCTTACTGTCACAGTCGGCGGTGGCGGCTCCGGCACAACGGCGCGCGGGTCAAACGGGTCCAACAGCGTTTTTGGAACAATCACTTCAACTGGTGGCGGCGCAGGCGGTGGCTATTCTTTGGCCTCTGGTGTCTCCGGTGGTTCTGGCGGCGGCGGTGCGTATACGGCTAACGGTGCAGCAGGAACTTCTGGACAAGGCAACGCGGGGGGCAACGGCTTAAACAACTCCCCGTATCCGGGCGGCGGCGGCGGCGGTTCCGGCGGAACGGGCGTCAACGGCAGCGGCAGCGTTGGCGGCAACGGCGGTAGCGGCACATCATCTTCTATTACAGGAACCTCAATTTCTCGTGCTGGCGGTGGCGGTGGTGGCGTTCGTTCCGGTACACGCGGCACTGGGCAGGCTGGGGGCGGCAACGGTGGTCTAGGCAACGCCAACGGCTCCAACGCGACTGCGAACACAGGTTCTGGCGGCGGCGGCGCATCGCAAAGCACCAGCACTGTGACAGGCGGCTCCGGTGGCTCGGGTCTTGTTGTCATTCGGTATAGGAGCAATTAACCAATGGCTCACTTTGCTGAAATCGACAGCACTAACACGGTGCTTCGTGTCGTTGTCATAAACAATGACGACGTCGGGGATTTGCCATTTCCTGAAAGTGAGCCGCTGGGTATCAATTTCTGCCGGACGCTCTTTGGAGAGAACACGCAATGGCTTCAAACGTCATATAACGGCAATTTTCGCAAGAACTATGCGGGCATCTGGTTCACTTACGACATAGCGCGAGACGCGTTTATTCCGCCTTATCCGGGCGAAGGGTGGACGCTAGACGAAGCAACTTGCCAGTGGGTTGCACCCCCTGAACAGCCGGAGCCCTAGCCATGTCGCTCGGCATATCTAGTTCACCAATATCATCAGGCCCCATCTCTGGGGCGATGATTGAAAACGGCGTTTTTGTCGAAGGTGTAGGATCAGCCTCTGGGTCTAGTACGGTTAGCGCAGTAGGTGCAATAGT